GATCTTACTGCTTTAATGCTTCAGCCTTCGACGACCTCCACCTCGCCCGCCGCGACTTCGTTGATGTATCTGCCGATCTCGGATCGACGTATGCGCGGCTTGCCCGCCGCGCCATTGGCGGCTTCGCCGCCGCTTGCACCCGAACCGCTCGACTCGGCAAACAAGAAAGCGTCGGAGACTTTGAGTTCCTCGACGACTTCCTCGATACCCTGCGGGGTCTTGCCGTCCTCGGTCATGATCGGGTTGCCCTGTGAATCGACCCGCACCGCCTGGACTCCATCGCGCATTACTTGAGGACGGACGGCGCGGATTATATGCGATACGGCGCGGTCATTTTTTGCATTTGCCTTGATCGCCGCATCGCGTATCTGGTTTTCGACGATCGAAACGTCGAGCGTCTTCTCGGCATCGGCGAGCTTGTTCGTCAGGTCGGCGACCCGCTCGTCGTATGAGGACCGCATCGCCTCGGTGCGTTGATCGAGCAACTCGTCGATTTTGCCCTCGGATAGCAATTCCTTCTCGGCGCGTTGCTTGACCTCGCCCTGCGCGGCTTTGAGTGCCTCGGATTGCTTCGCCTGGGCTTCCTTAAGCTCCTCGACTTGCCGGTATAAAGTCCGATTATTGGCGCGGAATTCGGCAAGCTTCTCGTCGCCATCCGTCGCCAGATCATACCGACCCGCCTCGCTCGATTCGACGTAAAACTCGCGCAATGCCTCGGGCATCTCGTCGAGTTCCTCGGCGGTCACTTGCGTCTTAAGTGCCATACTTCTCCTTTAGCTCGGCCAAAGTGAGGGTGCGACCCTGCTGATCAACAAGGTCTTTCAATGTGATCTTGCCGTCGTTATACAGTTTCAACCTTCCCGGTCCGAGGATCTCGCGACGCTCAGACTCGCTCATCCCGTCAAAAGTCTTCTGAAATGTCGGCGTTGGCGCGGGCTTGCCATCGATCGGGAATTCCTCGCCCCGCTTGACGATCTCCTCGTTCAATTCGGGATCGAGGACCGCTTGCAGATCCTCCAAGCTCTTGAAGATCGGCGAGAGGGTCGTGCGGCAATTGAAATGCCAGGGCGGCGGGCCTGGGAAGCGAATCGGGGTGCCGCGAAAAGGTCGCCCCGATTCCAGATGCCAAGCATACCCGTTGCGAGTGCGGCAGAGGACCGTCGTGCGCGAATCGAGGACGGCATTCGCCTGGATGCCCTTGATCGCGTCGGCATTGCGCTCGTATGTCGCGAGGCGGGCGGCATTCGTGACCGCATCCGTCGCCGTCCTGACGATCATCTCAGCACCCCGCTTGCTCTTCGCCATAACGCCATCGCGAAACTGCAAAGCACGATTGCCGCGAATGATGCGAAGCATATCGTCGAGCGTCTGGTCGTTTTGAATCGCATAGTTTAAACCGTCTCGGATGTTGCCCTTCGTGCCGTCCCTCTGTCGATCCCATCGCTCGCGGATCGTGGTGCCGAGAAAATCATTGGGCGCGAGCGTCGTCTCGGCGATCTCCAGGGCGACGCTCGGCGGCAAGATATTCGGCGCAATCGGTGCGCGGAATACATTGGCCGATATACTGCTGACCGCTTGCGATTCCGCGACGGCGAAGCGACCGAGCGACTCGATCGACTCCAGTGCCATCGCCGCATATGTCCGATCGACCGCCTCGTTGACCCGATCGAGCAGTTGCTCAAGCTCGCGTTTGCTCCTCGGCTCGGCTCGCTTAATCTCGCCGACGATCTCGATCTGCAAGTTGCTGATCGTCGATAACGCATCCTTGATCTGTCCGTTCTGGTACCGGACGAGATCGAGGTCGTGCCGGGTCAGTTCGATCTCGACCCGCTCGTTTATATTCAATTATCCCTCGGCCCGCATAACGCTCTGAATCGATTGCTGTAATTCGATCAACTCGCGTTCCTCTTGCGGCTCGACGCCAGGGCGCAGAAGCTCGCCACGGTCATACAAGAACATCAGATTCTCGACCGACATATATCCCTGCTGAGTGATCTGCATCAATTTGAGGGCTTGATCCGCGTCCATCTGCTCGCCGAAGAAATCCTTATTCAAGATCGCCTCAACGCCTTCGGGAATGACCCCGAGCCAGAGGTTGAGGAGTCCGAGCGATTGCGTCAGACCGCGATCGAGTGCCTCGGTGATCGAGGCGAGGGTCGCCTGATCGCCCGCCGTCCGCAAGCGGATCGCCGCCGCCGCCTCGGCCGCGTGCTTGGGTTTTTCCAAGAGACGACCGCCGAGTGCCGCCATCTTTGCCTCGTCCTCGGCGAGCGCGTCCCGCATTGCGCCGAGTCCCTCGCCCTTGAATTCCAGAAAAGACGCTTTCGCGTCGTGATTCTCCGACCACCATGCCGCGCCGGGACCGATGCGATACCCGTCGTTTGATTTCGGGAATCCCGCCGCGATCGGGGTCGGCAGTCCGGTATAGTGCAGACCGTGGTTGTAATCGCACGACAATCGCCAGTGGTGCAGATTAACGTCCACCAGATCGAGCAGGGGCGGGCGATCGGTATCGAGTCCGACGGTATTGGCGTTGATGCACACAAATGGGATATAGTCGAGCGGCGACCCTGCGACCCTCGGGACCACCTCCTCGACGAGGACGTATCTGCTCCTCGTCCCCTCGGTGCCGTCCTCGACTTTGACGTACAAGCAAACCGTATATACCCCATCCTCAAGTTTCAGGACGCGGATGCGATGCTGATCATTGAGCTTGTACGAGTCTTTCGGATCGGATACGTGGCCCGTCTCGGCCAGGGCGACCATCGTCACGACAGACCGCCCGCCGATACGCTCGATGCGCCAGTTGATGATGTTCTCGGCGACGTATGGGCTGAGATATGGCCGCGCCTCCTCGTCGCTGTAATCGCACAAAATCCCGAACCGCCCGACGATCAACACCTCGCGCATCGCCATTTTTGCGAGCGAGTCAAAAGGCAGATTGGTCAAAGTCACATCGGCGAGGAGATCGTCGGCGGCACCCGCCTCGATCGCGGGCGGGCGGCGAAAGCTCGCGCCGACCATGCCCTGGACGGTTCGCGCCGTCGCGTTGAAAAACAAGCCTCGCCGCAGATAATTGACGTACTCGCTCGGGGTCTGCGTATCGAGCGGCGTCACATAATCCGCACCCCTCGCGATAATCGCCTCTTGCCCCTCGTATGCGTCCCGGCATTTCTGCCACGCGGGCGCGATCGCTTCGTATTCGGGCGC